GCTACGATGATCTTACAGGGATCGGACAAGAGGCGAAGCCCATGGCCCAAAAAATTATTGAAGAAGGTTTGTTGCCTGTGGAAGAGTATTACGGCTCTGAAGTTACACTATATTATCCTGGCCTTTATGCTGGGAGTACTGATCTCGTTTGTAATCACAACGGGATGGATACCATTATAGACTTTAAACAAGCAAATAGACCTAAAAGAATTGAGTGGATTGAGGATTATTTTCTACAAATAGCCGCGTATTGTATGGCACATGACCATGTTTATCAATCAGAAATTAAACAAGGAATCATTATGGTCTGTACACCTGACCTATATTACCAAGAATTCAAGTTTCAAGACGCTGATTTAAGGTCTTGGAAACATAAATTTTTAAAAAGATTAGATATGTATCATGAACTTAAATTTGATGAGAAAGAAATGATGAAACAAGGAGACTTAAAAACTTTATTAAAGGAGATGACCGATGGAAAATAAAAAGAAACCAAGTGTTTATATTGCTATGCCATGTTATGATTCAATGAGAGTTGAAACCTGTGTATCTTTGTTAGATACTTACTCAGTCTTAGGTAAAGCTGGAGTTAAATGTCAGTTTAAATCATTTAGATCATCACTCGTAACACACGCTAGAAATCTTGCGACGTGTGGATTTTTAGATTCTGGATGTGATTATATGTTATTTGTAGATGCTGATGTAGAGTTCTCACATGAAGCGGTACTTAGAATGTTAGTGCCGGAGAAAGATATTGTATGTACTCCTTATAGGGTAAAGAATAAACCTGGAGTAATAGATTATGCTGTGTCTTACCCTGATCCCGATAATGTAAAGATATTACCTTGGGATTTAATTGAGATTAATGAAGGTCCTGCTGGACTGATGCTTATCCATAGACGGGTATTTGAATTTCTAATGATTAAGTTTCCTCGATTGAAATGTGAGTTTCCTCCTGAAAATATTAAATTGATTAATGAGGAGATAGGAGCGGTTAATGAAGGAGCTTCTAAGTATATGTGGAATTTTTGGGATACAAGTTTTAAAGACCATGTTTATAGAGGTGAAGACGTAGCGTTCTGTAATCTAGCTAAGAGAGCTGGGTATAAGATATACGCGAATCTGGACTCATGGACCACGCACCACGGATCATGGGGCTGGAAGGGCCGATTTGGAGACCTATTAGCTAAAAAGGAGGACAAATGAGAGAGCAAATATATAAAACCTTGATGTTGAAGTACCAATATGAAATGGAGGATTCTCTATTAAAAATAGACTGCCTCTTAACTACTCAACAAGCTGTAATTGTAGATCACACTGATATTACAGGAGAGGTTGACAAATTGTTACATAAAGTTGCTGATGCCAAAGAGAATATGGCAATATTGAGGCAATATTATGGCACAAATTAGACTGGACATTTTACATAAGAGTTTCTACAGATAATTTAGTGTTAGTAAAAAAAAACATGAAAAAAAAGTGTCTTTATGTCCAAAAAGAAAAAAAGATAGTAATACCAATGCTTTTAAGCCAAAAAACAGGACATTTTAGTGGACATTTTTTTTAAAAAGGACATTATATAATGTCCATAGCAGTGGTGCCTTTCGCGCGCGCGAAACCGGTTAACATTCAGTGATTTATCTGGTAGAACTCTTATATGCCTAGGAAAAGAAGAAAACAAGTTGTGACTCACGCGTCTCCCGACATACCTTACCCTAAAGTTCGAGTGGAGTGGATTGATATTTTGAGCGACTCGGGCTGGGCTAGCGATAAAGAATTTGATAAGATGAGGTTAAGCTTTCCTGTTAATGAAGGTTGGCTATACAACAGAGATAGACACGCAATTAAATTATTTGCATCATATGATAAAGAAGATGATGGTACGTTTACTTTTGGGGATCGGACGATGATTCCTTTGTCTGTGGTAAAGAAGATTCAGAAACTTTAGGAGCATCTATTGCCTCTCCCTCAACAGTCTTTGCATTCAACAGAGGTTCGTAATCGTCTAGGATCTGTTTCATTTTTAATTCTAGTTCCTCTTCTGACATGTCTTCTAGTTTACCAGTTTTTATTATTTTTCTGTCTATGTATAGTCCTGCTGCCTTTCCTCGATTTGTTTCTGCGTTCACAGCAGAAGAGAAAGAACCTTTCTTAAGTGCTAACTCTTTAATACGAGCAAGTTCAGCTACATGCCCTTCATAACTTACTTCAAATTTTTTAAGTCTCTCTTCTTTAAGCTTACCTACATATGCTGCCACAAGCGGTGATAGCCTTGGATTCATTAGTTCTGATCCTTCTTGTCTAGCTCTCTTTTCAGAGTATCCTGCTAGTTTAGCTGCTTCTCCTTGGGAGACTGGTCCGTCTGGTCCACCAAATACGATGAACTCTGCGAATCTTTTTTGCATTTCTGTTAATCTTTTAGGAACTCCCATAGTTGACAATTTAAGGTAACTATCCTATATTGTCAATATATGAAAGATAACAAAAATAAAGATAAAAAAGGTGCTTTAGACTTAAGTCTTATTATCGACCAACACAAGAGAGAAATTTGGGCTTACAAAATGAAAGAGTCTGAATGGATTAAAACTAAAAATCAATTGGATGGTCATAAGAGTATTGTGAATGAATTGTCTGCACAAGTTATTTCTTTGAAGAAAGAACTTGACAGATTAGCAGAAGAGAATAATAACATCCGTACAATAGATGGTTCACATAAGAGTCTGAATGGTGATTTGCAGAAGCAATTGCAAGAAGCTCAGAATGAATTAACTTTAATTAAAACAATTGGGCTGAACTCACCTGAGATGATAGATTTAAAAAAGAGATTAGGAAACTTAGAGCTAGAGAATAAAGCTTTAGCTGAGAAGGTATCAAACTATCAGCAGATGCTATCTAAAGCAGGATTATGAGAGTACAAGACCTTCAACAATTTTTATCTCAATTCACTCAAGGTTCTGATGCAATTAAAAATGCTCAAGTGTTTGTAGAAGTAAATGGCAAACTAGCTGACGTCAGACGTCTTGAAGTGCATGAAAATTCTATTCCAATTGTAGGTCATGGTCAGCATAAGGCACATAGATTAGTTATTAAAACACAGAAACCATCTAATATAATTTTACCTGATAAGTTACAAAAAGATTATTAAATGGACGACGATGTCACCTCAAAATCCGTATGGGTCCGGAAGCTAAATTACATAAAAAATTGCGTAAGATTTCTAAGAAAATTTCTTGGATTAGAGTTGAAAACCTTAGCTATCTTGGGACTCCTGATTTATTGGGCTACAATAATTCTGGCACCTTTTTCACAGTAGAGTTAAAAGTTACAAAAGGAAATAAAGTTAGATTTTCACCCCATCAAATTGCCTTCCATAAGAAGCATCCGAAGAATACATTTATCTTAGTCGAGGCCCTTGGTCAAAGGTCCTCGAAACTTGTTCAATACTTCTTGATCCCTGGCTCAAGGATCTCGAAGCTTGTAGCTTGTGGCTTGAGGCCTAAGCTTGAGGCTTGTTGCTTGACGCTTGAGGCTTGCTGCTTGAAATTTCAGAACCTGAACTAGGTTCTGGTTTAGGTTGGCTTGGAGCTTGCGGCTTGACGCTTGAAGCTTGGCGCTTCATCTCTTCAAATTCTTTCAGCCATTGAGGTGTTAAAAAGTTTTTAATTCTTGTCATGTTAATGTTTTGGATATGCTATATTCTTAACAGATCTATCCCAGCATGCACGACAATTTTTACATTGGTTTCCCTGTTCCTGTGCCGGGCAGCTCTTCCCATCTGTCACCACAGTGCTGGTCCATGGCCAGAAGCTCACGGGCCCCTGATCAATCATATGCGACGACATTCTAATGATTAAGTTTCTTGGTACCTGGTTCACGTTCAAGCGTTTAATAAATTGCGCTTCGCGCGTTGGCATCCAGTGCTGTGTCTTTGGCGTCTTTCTGCAAACTCTGAATATATTCTCTAGATGTTCAATTGATTGTATGTCCCCTGAGTCATGCCACCTGAAGAAGGGCTCGCCAGAGATGAGCGTTACCATCGCGTCAACCCAACGTGGGTCCGTCAGTGCTGCCAGACGCTTGTCCATTGCTTCACGTACATTTGGAAATCTATATCTGCCCTTCATTGCATAACAGCCAGCGCAAACAGATCCCTTCACCGCTTGCAGCTTCACGCCTGTTTTACAATTCCAGGCTGGCAGGTTGATCGAAGGTCCGGGCATCTTGTTCGGTGCGCTCAGGCCTCCTGTTATTGTTCTTGCTTCTTTCTTTAACATTTATTTCTCCTTTATTATCCTACTATAGCTTGAGGCTTGAGGCTTGTCAAGCTTGGCGCTTGGAGCTTTGAACCCGGTGCGCTTGCAGTCTTCTAACCATTTGAAGAACTCTTCACAGCTGGCCAGGTACGCGGCCGGCAGCGTGCCATGGTCATCAGTGAACCATGGCAGCAGGTTATTGTGTTTAATTTTTCTTTTTTTCATACTTTTGCATATCCTGTTTTACTAGTCTCAGGATCTCCTCCAGAGCGTCCGCTATTCTGATTAGCGGGTTAACTGATCTGTTATTTATTTCATTGTCCATAATTATTCCTTTCTAAATTCATCCTATCATCTCCTACAGGTCCTGTCAAGCTTGCAACTTGGCGCTTTTAAAAATTTCTTCTTTAGAATCATTCTAATTTGCCGCTTGCAACTTTTTGCTTGAAGCTTGTAGCCGTTGGCCAGGAGCCATTCAGCGTGGCGCTTTAAAATATTAATTCCGTAACTTTCTAATTGTCTGCTCATAATCTTTCTTGACCAGTTGTTGTCCTGTGCAGGCGGACTACTCATTCTAGCTTTGTAGCCATCGTGTACATCAATCGCGACCTGTACTATAGCGGTTTATATCCCGCAGTTACAACACCTGATCCCAGATCCATCGGCACAGTTTTCTCTGTGGTTTCCCAATGGATCAGGGATCAGTTCTGGTGGTCACTCGTATTCAGGTAGAATTTAAGATTCAACCAGAAGTTGTCCCAATTAATTAGAGGCGTACAACCTAGAATTCCATCAGTTCTCATACATAATTAATTAATCCAATATAATCCTATTGACAAGGTTTGTCAAGTAGTATATAAATTTATTTATGAAAGATAAAAATAAAAACCTGACTTATTGGTGGAACTTACCGATTGATGAGTTAGAAGAAATGGCAGACGAAAATGGTAAGATAAAACTAGAAAGAACGAATATGAGCAAAGAAGAAATGAAAGCTAATATTCTAAGAAACATAGAAAGGGATAAACAATGACTAGAATAAGACTAAACCAAGAGTATAGAAACAAAATCGCAAATCGTATGCGAGTACACTTGGAACAAGAACCAACACAAGAAAAACAAAAGTATGATGAACTCAAAGCAGATCAAATTGAGTTAAATGACAATGCGTGGAATTTAGCAGAAACTATTGTCAGAAAACATTATACACCTGAAGATGTCAAAATGGCATATCATCTACAAAACAAGTTTGAAAATGTTTCAACAATCGCAAAAGACAGTTGTTTCCATTTTCATTATTTAGGTCAAGTAGAAGATAGAGACTATGACAACAATCCTATTATGAAAGAAGATACCATTGAAGAACATTTTGACTTTAGATTGCAAGGTGCTTATGAGGGTAGTGATAGCAATTCATATTCAAGAGATAATGCTTATGGTTATGCTTTGTATCGTGATGAACTTAAAGCACAAGATAATTGCAACCCAGATATTTTGATTGAACAAGA